CTTCCACCTTATCAATCTCTCTTAAATTTTTAGCCACATATTTAAGATCTTTAAATGTAGCCTTTCTTAGATGACCCATTAAATACGTCTACTTCTCATGTGAAACATAGCTTCATATTCAGCACTAGCCAATGTTGTAGGTAAAAATGTGTTATTTTTTACATCAATATTAACTCTATCTGCTCTACTCATTACAGGAACTTTAAAGAACCCAGACTCTAAATTAACTGATCCAATAGTATTCCCACCTAAAAAATTACCAGTAAATTTATAAGTACTTGTATCTCTATTGTCTGGTGTGACTTCTACATTAAAGAAACCAGTATCTTCAAACTTGATATAAAAATGATGCAGTTGTAAACGACCAGAAAGAAACTCACCACCTGCCTGTCCTCCACTACCAGCAGTCATTCTTTGCTGACTAAATCTATAGTGCATTTCGTATGGTTCACCAATAATAAATTTACTATTTCTATAATCTCCTGTGGCTGTAATAGTAGAAGTTGATCCATTAGTAGTATTAGTTGTTGATATAACCTGTCCTGGTTTTAATGTTTTGGTATTGCCTTGTATATCAATAAAAGTACTTGTTTCTCCACTACCTAAAAATCTGCCAACAACATTCATATTAGCTCTTAATCTATAAGGAACAGTAAAGGTAGAGATATTAGTAGAAGTGTTGTAATTGACAGAAACACCAGTAGTAGCTTCTGTAACCTTATGATCTAAACGATATTCAAAGGTAGCATTAGTTTCTGTAAATTTATTTTCAAAGGGTATCTTCTCTAGTGTTATACCATTTGCTTCTTCTATTACTAAAAACAAATCACTACCAATAAAATCAATATTTTTTATAGATCTGTTTTCATTAATAGTAAAAGTAGACCAACTGTTTAATATCTTTTGATATTGCTGACCATATAACCATCTGTTGATGTATAGCTTATTAGGATTATCACTACCAAGACAAACTAAAACATCTGCACTTGTAGACACAGCAAACTTAAATATATTACTTGGTATTAGTTTTGGTACATGAACACTGATATTACTAGATTCTCTTATAACAAGATCTTTTTGATAAACAAATTCTCTAACATTGGCAAAAGATCCTCTCTTTGATAAATAATAAATACTACTACCAGCACCTACAGGTTGTGCATCATCATCAGATTCAAATTCAGTTACGACTACAACATTAGCTGTTCTAGGTGTCAGGTTATCTGTTGATGAAGTAAGTACAAACTGTGTCTGATCAGAAAATAGTATTAGTTCCTGTTCTACCGTTACCGTACTTCTTAAAATAGCTACTTTAGTATGTGAAGCTGCTACATCTATAGGTTCACTGTCAATTACAGTTAAAACAGTTTCTGGGAAGAAATTAAAAAACTCTCCTGATCTTGATAAAATAACATTACTACTAGATAAAAATCCAAGTCTGTTTCTAAAAAAGAAAACATTATTTATTTTATTACCAATAAAAGATGGACTAGGTGCTGTATCTAAATCACCAACAGTTCTTTCTCCCCATTTAGGTAAGGTAAAAGATTGTCCACCTGCTGTATAGCTATCACCATCAACTCTAGCAAATCTAAAATTACCATCTGCCTGCCTTATTAATACATGTGGCATAGTACCGTAATCAAATTTAAATTCAATACCAGGTTCTACACATTCTTCCCATTGCCCTTGATCTAAAGTTCCATCTGATGTTGTATTGTCACCAACAAACTTAACGTAATAATTATCAAAATTAGTAGTTTCATCTCCCTTTACTTCTACAACATATCCATGAGGTGAAATTGTTGGTAAATCTGTAAATCTTTGAATACTATCTTTTACAACTGTTATCTGTGAATTACCTTGAGTATCACGACCTTCTATAGAAAAATCAGCATTATTTGTTCTCTTAATACGAATAACAGATCCAAGACGAGTTAATTGATAAGGGTTAGTTTGACCTGAATTAGTGAAAAGAGCATTAAAACCATTAACTAGACTTACTGCAACTGTTTCAGTACTCAAAGGATTATCTGCATTAGTAGGATGAGCAACAGCAATACCATCTATTATTAATGTATATGTGGTCTTATCTGATACTTGATTAACAAAATATATTGCCTGTGTAATATTTGAAGAGCTTAGACTTAAAGTACTATCCATCGCTGTTGTAATACTGGTATTAACTACAAATGTAAAATCAGCAATAGTTACAGTCTTCATAACACTTCTAGGGTCAGAAGTATTTAAGTATGATGTTCCATCTGGTTTATTTACTGTCAGTTCCGTACCATCCAACTCATAAACTTTTACATCACCATTACTAAATATTGCTACATACCTTTCATTAGCATCTCTATTTATAGTTTGTATATGAACATTACCTAAAGTTGAAGTGCTGAGATTAGTTATATATTGCAGACCAGAGCGTTTTGTAAGACCAGTAACAGGATTGCTATCAGCATTGTCTTGTATATCAGCGTGATCAGCTTGTTTAGTATTGTCAGCAGCTTGTGAGACACCTCTTAATAAGGTTGGTATTGATTTAGATATAACCGCCATAGTTATCTAATAAGTGCGTTTGCAGGTGAGTAGGTATCAAAAACACTAGTTAATGAAGGATCTCCTCTGAGAAGATTATGATCTCCATTAGCCAAGTCTGTTTCCATCAGTATAGCTCTAGCTCTTACTTCGTCCTGTTGTGTGTATGTTCGTAATCCATCATCACTAACTAATCTATCAACAAAAATACGAGCAGCTTTTATTGTTATATACCTTCTGGCAGGTTCTGGTATTTCATCAAAGGTTCTAAAATAGACCACAGTGCAGATAAGATCTTCATCAAATTCATACTTATTATTCAGTCTGTCATATAGCTTCAAGCCACGTTGTATCGCATCAATAGTTGTGTGTTGATGAATATTAGGATCAACTCTTAGAACATCTGTTGAAAGAGATATATGTTTGTTAGAAGAATCTCTTGTAAGAGTTACATCAATTTCTGTATTAAAAGACCAACCTTCAGATTGAACTTCTTTGTTTACTTCAGTAAGAGTTGATTGTGCTAGGCGAGCATCAACAGGAAGTGTACCTGTAAGACTGTTAATAGGAGTTTCACCTATAGCAGCCAACATAATGTTGACGCTTTCTAGTTCAGTGGTTGCAGCTACAGACATAATAAAATCCTATTTAATTTTTAAATCTTTTCTTGATCCTTGTTTCTTTAAAAGTTTTTCAAGTTTTTCAAGATCTTTTTTTGTTGCCATACCAGCTTCTTTTTTTGCTTTAAGAAGTTGAATTTGTTTTTCTTTTAAATTTTTTAACATAATTAGTATTTAATTTTTAGTGAATCTCTACCACCCATTTTCTTTTTCTTCTTTTTCTTTGATCCGTAAGCCATAATAATCTCCAAGTAGTAAGAAAAAGAGTACCCAGTTTAATGAGTACCCTTTATGTGAATTAAGAAGCAGATAACTTGATTGTAGCTGCACACTCAGGTCTTAGGATTCCATGACCTAAAGCATACTTAGCAACCATCAATGTACCTTGATACATGATTCCATAGTCAGAACCAGAGATCTCAGTAGTCATGTCCATTAACTTCACAGTACCAACTGCTGATTTATGGAAGACAAGACCAATAGTTTTACTATCGTCACCGTTATAAGCGTTGTTAGCACCTGATGGGTTTGATCCAACATTTGACTGAGGTACGTTATTACTCATCATTACTGGAATACCAGCAATCTGTTGTATACGACCTGAAGCAAATGAACCATTACCACCTGGGTTAAAGTCCACATCCACTGTTCTTGTAGCTGATTCAGCTAACTTGTAATACTCAGCAGGTGGAAGTACACAGAAACGATCTGTTGGAGGAATGTCTCTCTCGTCAAATGCCTGTGCAATGTCATAGATAGCTGCTGCTAACTCATCACCTGATACGTTTGCTGAAGATGTATTACCAGAAGCAAGAGTAGAAACTAATCCACCATTACCACCTGTTAATGTTGTAGATGCTCTTGAGGCGTTTGCTATTACCTTTGCGACATTTTGATCGTAAGTACGAGCAAGAGCCTTACCTAATTCATCAGCGTATGTAGCTCTT